CTTCGCCGCGTCTCCGACTCGCTCCAGCGCGCCAATGAAAATAATCGTGCTGCCGTCTGAATGGCGCGGGCCGCCTCCCTTTGCGTCTAGTCCGCGCACTGAGCGCGCCGCTTTAACCAGGTTCGCAATTCCGCCTGTCAGTGACTGGAAATTCCGCGGCGACTCGGGCGTGAAAACGTCGATCTCGTTCCTCGCACGTTGCAACGCGCCGAGTGAAATTTCCTCCGCCTGCTCCGCGAGCTCAGAGTTGAACTGTTCCAGCAGATTCTGCGCGCGCGAGTCAGAGCCCCTTATAATGCCATTTTCTCTTTGTTTGCGAATGGCGGTGAGCTTTTCGCGGGAGATGAGGTTTTGGACTTGAGTGGGAGTCAGTCCGCAGCGTTCGGCAATGGCCTTGCATCCAAGACCTTGCGAAAGGTAGAGATTACGTACCTTTAGACGAGCCTGAAAGGGGAGAGGGACAGGGTTGGCGCGAGGCTTGCGTGGCGCGGGTGGAAGAATGAGGTTTTCTTGGGCCATTGGAGCGGAAAATTGCTCAGCGGGATTGAAAACAGCAAGGGCCGAAAGCGGAGGGCGATGTGGAGTATCGGGGTAAATCGCTTCGACGTTACCGGAGATAACAAGGTGAAAAATAATTGCGAATCTATTCTTCGTGGAGGGGGGTCATATCTTTGGGGGAGAGAGAGATGCGTTTGTGAGTGGAAGTCTCACACCAGAAGGAGATTCCACCGGATGGGCGGATAAGGCGCACAGCACCAAGGGACTTATGAAAATAACGGTCACCTGAGGATGGTGGAGTGAACGATTTGATTGAGGTGATGCGGGTGTGCCGTTTCCACCGTTTTCAAGGGGGAGGGAAAGAAAGATGAAAATAGATGAAGATAGTTGTTGACCAATCGGAGCGACTCTGATTGAGTGTGGGAGTTAGAGCAGAACAACGAACCCAACCCGAAACCCGAAACCCGAAAACGAAAATGAAAACCACCACCACCACCACCACCCCCGAGCTCATCGCGCTCTATGCCGCATACGCAGCGGCCGAAGTCGCCTATGAATCCGAGATCCGATCCGCCTACCGCGCGGCAGATGCCGCCTACCTCGCGGCCAAAGCGGCCGCCAACGCGGCCATAGCGGTCGCCAAAGCGGCCAAAGCCGACGCCTACCGCGACGCCGCCCTCACCGCCGATGCAGCCTACCTCGCAGCCGCAGCCGATGCAGCCTACCTCGCGGCCGCAGATGCATCCTACCTCGTGTGAGATCAGTCTAACCCGCCAATAAAAACCAAACCCAAAACGAAAATGAAAAAGAACCCATCGCATCAACCCACAATGAAAATCGAAAACCTGCGGCACGAGGGCGTGAATTCCATGACCCTGGAAATAGAGGGGGTAGAGTTCCGAATCATTGGTGACGACGAAATCACCCTCGACGACGCGCAATCGGGTATCCCGAGCTCTCTCGCAAACGTTGATACCATCAACGACATACGCGAAAATCTAGCTTACTCTGGGTTGCGCCTAATCGTTGCCAACCTCGTCCTCACCCCCGAGCTCCTCGCGCTCCGCGCGGCCTACCAAGCGGCCGAAGCAGCCGCAGATGCCGCAGCAGACGAAATCACAGCCGACGCGGCCTGTCGCGCGGCTAAAGCCGCATTCTACAAAGCGGCCGAATCCGCGGTCTAAATCCAATCCCAACCTCAAAACCCAAAAACGAAAATGAACACCACGACTAAAATCAAGATTTCCGCTCGATCACTAGCCGCCAAAAAAGCTGCCCGCACCCGGAAGCGCCGCGCCAAGTTCCGCGCGCGCGACGCCGCTGAAAAATTGGCAGCCGCGTGCGAAATGTATCGGTCCGCGCTCGCCGCCCTCGAGCTCGTTCAATCGAAAATAGATCGGATGAATGCCTGTATCGCTCTGATATCCGACTTCCCCGCGGGGAATTCGGACGATGAAATTAGCGATGATAAAGTTTCCATCCGCGCGGAGTGGGGTGAGCCAGCGCTTCGCCTCGCCGAGCAACACGCAACAACCCGCCTGCGGGCGGCCGAGTGGTATCTGGCGCAGACCGCGGAGGAGGTGCTGCCATGACAACGCTTTTGACATTTCAAAATTTTTAATCAATCCCGCCAACGGCAACAAAACCAAAAACGAAATGAACACCCCCGCACGCGCCGCCAAAGCCGAAGCCTCCGACTCGGCCGCCGACGTCGCCTATGAATCCGCGATCCGATCCGCCTACCACGAAGCTCGCGCGGCATACCACGCGGCAGAAGCGGCCTACCACGCGGCACGCGCGGTGAAATCATGAGCGCGACAGGCTGGGCGCTCGGTTCAGTATTCGCAGGCTGTGCCTTCATGGCGGGCGCCATGCTCTTCCCGCAGGCGGGGGTTGTCCTGCTCTGCGCATTCGTGTCGGTTATCGCGTTTAAATTCCTCAAAATCCTAATCTCATGACAAATCAAAATCTAGACAGAACAATTTACTTCCGGCGACTCGTGGCAATTCACCGCGAGCGCACCAAGTCTGCTCCGGGATTTGCGCGGCTGCGCGTCCTGTTCTATCGTGCAAACGCAATGGCACTGGCACACCGTGAACCCTAAACTATCGCGTTTTAACGTTAACCCATAAAACCCAGATGCACCTAGCCCTAACCATAGCCGCCGGAATCATCATTGCGTCAGTAGTTTTCCCTCTAATGTTTTTTTCCTTCGCCATGGGATTTTACTTGCTGGTAGACGTGTCCGGGAAGGTGATTGAAGCTTGCGGGATTATTGAGCAAGCCAGCTTGCGGGCAATGGCGCGAATGAAGGGGCGTTCGCGGCACTAATCGCGTTTCTAAAACATATTTTTCTTTTTTCGTTTGTGTAAAGCTTTTTGTTCGATCAACGAGGTTTTAACCTAAACCCAAAAAATACAATGAGCGAACAGCGTTACACCCTAACGGTTTCAGTCGTAAAAAGTGAGCAACAGCCAGATGGGCTAAAAGAGCAGCACAGTGTTTCGATGGTTAGCCGGAACCTGACCCTGGGCGAGGCTACCGAAATGCAGATTCCGTTAGCCGATGTTATGAAAGGTTTTTTGCAGGCGGACCAAGAGTAATCCGATGGGCTGGCATCCCAAACTGCCGTTATAAGGTTTTCATCCAATGGCTTGAAAGCTGCAACTGCGGCAGAATGGATGATCCGAGACACGGGATGATTCGTCTCTACAAACTACCTCTTTCCCCTATGATGGAAGGTCTTCCATCTCAGCCGTGGATTTGGAATTGTATGTTTACGCTAAAGGGGAATCGGGCGTTTATGTTCGGGGCTATCGACGCCCCACCGCAGGGCGGGATGAGCATTCTTATACGGAAGGCACGGGAGATTGGAGCCAAGCAACTCGTTTGGGACCGAGTTGAGACATATGGAGTGCGAAAAGTAGTGTTTAATCTTTAGACTGAATCGGGGAATCCCCTATGCGGAATTGCACCGGCACGCTTACGCTGCCCGGCAAGCCTTTTGCGGTGAATGGCACAAACGTAAATTAATTAAGAATTCCATTTGACCCCCGCGACCTAGTTCGCAACAATCCTGCCTTCGCATCGCATCGGGGAATTGGAAAGGCCCACTGGAAACGGTGGGCTTTTTCGTTGACAGACATAAACGCAAAACTGATTCCATTACATACCGAGTTAATTCCCCGGTGCGTGAGAGCCTCGCAACGGCTTACGATCCCCGACACTGCGATTCCTAGGAAGCAGGGCACCGGGTTAGAACTATCGGTGTCCGCCTTGACGAACTGTTAGACCAAGCGGACAGCAAACGAGGCGCAGCAATGCGCGTCCCGGTATTCGCATAAACGGTCAAAGGTTGGTCGCCTCCGAGCCGTGAATATCGCACAGTGTCCCGCTCCAGCTTCCCAGTCCGGAATCGCTGAATTTCAAGACATGGCTCCCTCTCCTGAGGTGAGCCGTGCCCATCCGCTGAAACCCGAACCGAACGCTAAACTTCAACGGGGCGATGCCCCTACGGAGCCTGAGTCAGCCAAGTCCTGTGATTGCACCGGGGAGTATGGAGTTTTACGAGGATTTCCTCAAATCTGGCCCCGGTCGCCTCGGACGGGACGGCGGCAAAAGAGAATGCGTCGAATTCCATGGTACAGGAATCCAATCCGATTGAATTTCGGAGCGCGGTTGTCTGGGCGATGAAAACCGGAATCTCGCCCTGCCACAAAACGTATAGGCAGCGGAGAGGATTGTTGAATCGCGGGGAGGCTACTCCGGCGGGGGAGTAGCGTTTCCAAGAATTTATCTTGGAAAGATTTTTCCGGCCGGCGGCTTTGGCGTTTTTGGCGCGGGCCTTGTGCTGGGCGGGGGAATTGGCTCGGCCGCCCTTGGCACCGATGGATGCGAGGTAGGAGGAAATATCACTCATTCCCACCAATCTGAGCCGCAGCGATATGCAGGGCAAGGGAAATTAGGCGTCAAACAGCGAAATCTGCCGATCATCCTCAGCCGCGACCGCTGCATTTCGACGTAGAGCCGCCTGTTTCTCCCGCAAGGTGCTCTCATGCGCCTTTGCGACCTCCTGAGCCCGCTGGGCTATCAATTCAGGCAAGGCCCGCTCTTTGGGCGCGTCCTTTAACCCGAGCAGTCCGGTAATCTGGCCGATTGACGACCCAATGCGCTGCGTCTCGACTTGGATTTCCTCGGAGTTAACCCCGACATAGCGGTCAATCGTCGCGCAGAAGTAGGGCCAAAAGTTCTTGATCGTGCCCTTTTTCTGGTAGTCGGCGATGCATTGGAGCGGAGCGACGATATGGCGGGCGAGGGTTTTGCCGTCCAAAAGCCAGCCGCGCCGCCAAAGGGCGATGACCAGGCGCTCGACGTAGTTGCGGGCTTGGTTGATCCGCCGCACCTTCGCCGTCTCATCCCCGGCCCATGTCCAGTCAATCAGGCTGGCCAGTTTGTCGTAGAGCCAAGCGTCAAATTTGGTCAGGCGCACTTCCGCCGCTGCGTTCAGCGCCGGAAACTGGGGGGATTCGTCCCGCTCCTCTAGGTAGTTTTGAAGCACGTTCATGGGGTTATTCCTTCCAGATCCCGCACTTGTTGTTCTCCCACATGGCGCGGTGTTTCGCCTTCTCGCGCCGCCGCGCCCAGCCCAGCTTCGCCGCAGCTGAGTTCTTCCGCCGCGCCCGCAGGCTCGCCAGCCTCAGCACGCAGTCCAGCACCGCCAGCGGGCCGAACACGTAGAGCGCCCAGTAGTAGAGCGTGGTCATTTCTGAACGGCCTGAACGGCCAAATCTTTTTCCAGTAGATTTCTGACGTGCTGCGAAAGCGCGCGTTGGCCATAGAGGCGGGTCGCACGCTGATTGGCCCGCTTCACGAGCGAAGCAGGCATCGAGATAGTGGTTGGGATTTGACGTTCTTTCTTCATCTGTGATTACACGATGCATAATCCAACTTCTCGGACAAGAGAAATAATTTCTTAATAAATATCTGGACACGGCAAACCAACCGTGATTCATCTTTGCCATGGACGAACAATACAAAATTCCCAGCGAGGCGGAAGTCCTCGCTTTCTTCGCCTACGCCAAGGGCAGGCTCCAAGCCGAGTTTCCGCAGGCCACCTACGTCAACTTCACGGCAAGCGCGATGCGCGAAGATTTCGTCGCCGGCGTCCGGCACGGGTTTAACCCTAACGACCTGTTTACCGCCAATGTGGATTCGCTTGAGCAGGCCATCGTTCAGCTTCGCGTTCAGATTCCGACCAACCAAATCCGCGCCATGGAACTCCGCGCACGTGCGCAAGCTCTTCTCGGCGAAGCCGCCAAGCTTTCATCCTAACCACACCACCACCATGAAAAACGCAGAACAACTCGCCCTCGCGGGCACAGAACAGGCTCTCGCCACCACGAACGAGCCTTCCACCGGACAGCTATTGCAAGCCGTAATCACGCAGGGCATAACTGCCGACAATGTTGGCGCTCTCGAACGGCTGATTGCACTCAAGGAACGCCAAGAGGAGCGCCAAGCCGAGAAGGACTTCAACGCCGCGTTCGTCTCTCTCCAAAAGGAAATTCCCGAAATTGTCGCCAAGAGCGTCATCCCGAATCGCGGAAAATATGAACGATTTGAGGATTTGGCGCATGTCGTCAATCCGCTCCTAGTTAAAAACGGCTTTTCCATATCGTTCGCCATGTCTGCCGCAGACGGAAAAATAACCGAGACTTGCCGCCTCAAGCATATCGGAGGTCACTCGCAAGAAAACTCATTTACCGTGCGCGTCGGGCGTGCCGACACCGAGACTCAGGCGGATACCAAGGCTGCGACCACTGCAAAACGGCTCGCGCTTGCCAATTGCCTGAACCTGGTGATTCGCCAAGACGCCATGCAAGACGAAGACGCTTCACTTGTCGGCGAGCCTGTCAGCGACGAACAGGCGCAGACTTTGCATGAGATGATTAAGGACACGAATAGCGACGAGAAAAAGTTCCTCGCCTTCGCGCAGGCCAATTCCATCGAGGAAATCGGAAGCGCAGACTATAACCGTTGTTTCCGCGCATTGGACGCGAAACGCCGCTCATGAAAATCATCGACTGCAACCAGGGCGACACTTCTTGGCTCGTGGCCCGCTGCGGCGTGGTCACGGCGTCGGAAGTTGACGCCCTCATCACCCCCGAAGACAAGCTGCGAACGGGCGAAGGCGTGAGGACCTATCTTTACGAAAAGCTCACCGAGCGCGTCCTTGGGCTTACTGGAAGCGTTCCTCCAACCTTCAGCATGGATAACGGAACCGCGATGGAAAAAGAGGCGATTCCTTGGCTGGAATTTACCTACAACTGGGAGATTGAACGCGTCGGGTTCTGCAAGAGCGATGATGGTAAGATCGGGTGTAGCCCAGACGGACTCATTGGCGAGGACGGCGGGGTAGAATTAAAATGCCCCAAGCAAACCACCCACATGCGCTACCTCGTAGAAGGCGTTGTCCCGAAGCAGTATCGCGCCCAGATCAATATGTCGCTCCTAGTCACGGGTCGAAAATGGTGGAATTTCGTTAGTTACTCCCGATATCTCCCGCCGCTTATCGTCCGCGTAGAGCGGAATGAAGTCGCCCTGTCTGCCCTTAAAGGTGCTCTCGAATCTTTCATAACCGAACTTGACCAGCGCACCGCCGAAATCAAGAAGATGATTTCCGGCCTCCACGCCTCTAAACCCGAAGACCAATCCAAATGATCCCGCTATCCGACATAATTCCTTCCCCGCGATTCTTGGCCGAGCAAAAAACCCGCGACGCGAAATATGAGGCAGCGTGTGCCGAAGCCCGTTACCTAGAATTCGTCGCAACCCTGCGTGTTCAAAATCGGGCGTACTGGCAGAAGTATTTTGGCGATGATCCGCCCGTTAATGAAGTCTCGTGGTTTGCTACGCACCAATACTTGGAAAAACCTGCCCACAAGTGAGTGGCCTAAAAAATATGAAATATACCCTGACCGAAAAACACCGCGCACAGTTAAAGCCTTGGGCGGACAAATGGATTGCCAACGCCATGAGCACAAAGGCGATGGACGATGCCGAGCGCGAGATTTGCCGTCAGGCAGTTGTTGAACTGTATGCTGCGGCGGGGAAAAAGGCACCCCGCGTGGTGTTCGTGCCTTCGCCGTTCGCAGCACGTTTCGCGGCCGGTTTTGCCGCAGCTATTTGGAAGACGAGAAAGAATCGCTACAAAACTTTTGACGCCACGTTAAAAGCAACGCAGGCCGCAACGTCTGACGCAACGTCTGCCGCAACGGATGCCGCAACGGCGGCCGCGACGCGTGCCGCCACGTATGACGCGACGGCTGTCGCGATAGCTGCCGCGACGGATGCCGCGACGGATGCCGCGACGGATGCCGCGACGGATGCCGCGACGCATGCCGCCACGCATGCCGCCACGCAGGACGCAACGCAGGCCGCAACGCAGGACGCAACGTCTGACGCAACGTCTGCCGCGACGGCTGCCGCCACGCATGCCGCCACGGTTGCCGCCACGTCTGACGCCACGTATGACACCACGTATGACACCACGTCTGCCGCGACGGCTGCCGCCACGGTTGCCGCAACGGCTGCCGCAACGCAGGACGCAACGTATGATGCAACGGCTGCCGCAACGGATGCCGTAACGCAGGACTTAACCACGCGGGAGGATTATTCCCTCTGGTATGTCGTCCCCGGGATGAAACAGATTGTGGCTTTTGGCGCATCCCTCGCAGCATATTCCCTGGCTTTAATTTTTGCTCAGGAAATCTGGAAATCCCGACAGGGCGGAAACACATGGTCTGGATGGTCGGCGTACTTGTCTTTTTTCCGTTATGTGGCCAAACTCCCCATCGATTACTCCAAGTGGGATAGTTTTGAAAAACTATCTGAGCATTCGGGAATCCGCTTTGTTCACGAAAAATTTTGCATCATTTCAGACCGCCCCAAAACCCTGCTCGTAGACGCCCAGAATCGCCCGCATTGCGACACCGGACCGTTTTGTGAGTGGCGCGACGGCAGCCAGCTCTACGCCTTGCATGGGGTGCACATACCTGCCCATTACGTGCTGACGCCCGCCGAGAAAATATCCCCCGCCGCGATTATGGCCGAAACGAATGTGGAAATTCGGCGCGAGCTAATCCGCAAAGTCGGCATCGAAATGATGCTCTCCAAACTGCCCCACAAAATTTTAGATCGACAGGGAGACTACGAGCTCCTGTCTATCGATTTTACCGGCCTCACCCAAGACGCTCGCTACCTCAAAATGCTCAACCCATCAATTGGCACTTGGCATGTCGAAGGCGTCGCCCGCGAGTGTGCCACCGTGCAACAGGCGATCAACTGGCGGGCTGGCGACATGGCCAATGTCGCGAGCTGGAACCCGGAGCAACTCACGTGATTTTCAACCCATGAATAAAAACAACAACATCAACAAAACGAATGCCGCCCAAGTCCAACAGGGCGATGTGCTGCTCAATCGCGTGGGCCAACTGCCCGCTGACTGCCAACGCCGCAACAACCGCACGATTGCACTCGGAGAACACACCGGACACCACCACACTTTTGATGAAGGCGTGGCCGTAATGGACGCTCCCGGCGGAAAGGTTTACGTCGTGAACGAGACGGATCACCCCGTTAATCTCACGCACCAAGAGCACAGGCCTGTGGTGGCGGCCCCGGGTGAAATTTATGCGTTCGGCATAGTACGGGAATATGATTATTTCTCAGAGATGCAAAGAAGCGTTCGGGATTGAATCGTCATGACTGACTCTGAGATGTTGCGCCTAACCTATGAACTCGCGGAGGCTCGCGCTGCCATCGGTTTCCTCCAACGTGATACCGCGTCGTGCGTGAATGACTCCGAGGTGTTGCGCCTAACCCATGAACTCGCGGAGGTCCGCGCTGAGCTGGAGGAGTGGCGCCGCAACGCGGAGGAATACAGCCAAGAGGCGAAAAGTGAACTCGACCGCCGTCTCGCCGCCGAAGCGCGCGCGTGCCGCCTCCAAGACCTCTACGTCGCCCTCGAAGATGCCATGAGCACGTACGACCCAACGCGCCAAGAAGCATGGGTGGTCGCGCTCAATGGCCTGCGCGCCATCACCGCCAGCGCGGAGCGAAAGGATGCGCCGTGAACGACAAACCAGAAATCCCTCGCGGATGGCGCAGGCTACGCACAGGGACTATTATCCACGATGGCGATAAGTTTGCTGGCGTCAAAACTCCGTGGGTCACGACACAGGAAGCGGGACTAAAAGTTTTATGGGGATGCGCCTACATTCGCTGCATCGCCCAGCTCTCTTCCACTAAAAAACTGAGAAATTCCGTCAACAGGGCGCGAGGCAAAGCGGCATGGATGGACAGCAGTTCTCGCCATGTTCACCTCATGGCCGAGGCCCTTGTAGCTCACGGAAACTACCCAATGTTTGACGAGGACCCCGAGCATTGCGCCAAGTCGCTGCTGGCTGTGCTAAAAATGCTATGGATTTCACGCAAGCGACCAAACCCGTCGAGGGCGCCGTGACAGTCTCCGAACGCGCCGACCACATCGCCCGCCGTATCCTTGTCCCCCACGCCAATGCCTACTTCGTCTGCGTCACCGAGCACCAGCAAGAAAAAGTAATTGCCGCTCTCAAGGCAGCACTTATCCCAGAACTAGCCTCCATTGAGGACAGCGTCATTAAACGCTTCCACGTTAAATTCGACTAATATAATGACCGAGAGAGAAATAATCGCACGCGTTTCTAAACCAATGGACTACTTAACCCATGCCCAAAATGATTACCGCCACCATCATCATCACCGCAACCATCGTAGCCGGACTATTCTGGTTCTTCGCCCCGGAAGCTAAAGCCTCTCCCACCACATTAAATCCCGGCCCACCCGCGTTCGACATTGAGCGCGTCAAGTTCGCCATCATTGAAGTCGAGGGCTGGAATAGTAAAAATGGGAAACTAGGCGAGAAGGGCCGTCTCCAATTCACCTTCGACCGCTGGAGCGAACTGACTGACCTGCCGTTCTACTTCGCAGACCGATTGGGACTTTCCCAGTTTGATCGTCGCCTCGTAGATGCTGTCGAGACGAAGCATATCGCTGCCCTTGTGACTAAAATCTACTCCCTAGGTAAAAGGCCCACCGTGTATCTCATTGCCGAGATGCATTGCGCGGGGTTTGAGGCTGTTCGCGCCGGCAAGGTCAAAGCTGCCAAGAAAGACTACGCCTCACGAGTCGAGGCAATCTACAACGACACAGCCTCAGACTTCGGGCGGTTTAGGGGGAAACTTGACGCCAAGAAGCGTCCCAATCTTTGAGCGGAACACATAGGCCGCGACCGACAACGCGATTCCGACAATCAGGCCGATAAAGAAGCTCATTTATTTTCAGGGGTTGCGGGTTTCTTAACAAACTCCAAAGTCTCCAGCAGGTCGTTCACGTAGATGCTTGCCGGGATTGCCTGTTTGCTCATCGCTAACTCGAACGCTTTCTTAACGAAGGCCCGCTCGTCCATCGACAACTCAACCTCCGTCGGCGTGTCAATCGGCGTCCCATTTTCCACCACCGGGAGTCCGCTCACTAGCAGCTTCCCGCCAAGGTAAATCTCATCAATCGTCGTAGCCACGCCCGGAATCGCGATGAGCTGGCGAAGGAGCAGAACCGTCTGGGCTTTCAGGATATTTTTCATCGCCGTCAGGTGTAGAAGAAGCGTCGACAGCCGCGCAAGCCTTTAAGTGGCGGCGGCGATCTTGTACGTTGTACCACCCACCTCAAGCTGGACGTATCCGGTCGCTGCCGTAGGGGTGGCAACGTAAACGCCCAGTTTCCAAACTCCCGCTGTCCCCCCTGATGGGGCACCACTTTTGTAGGTAAGCGCACTCGCTGTTCCTCCAACAAAAAGGTTTCCTCCGCCGATTCCAACGTTCGTCGCCGCCGTCCCATTACCAATCGTGAGTGATCCGGTAACTTCAGAGGTCGAAGAAGTCGTCGCCGATATATTGACCCCGGTTGACCGCACGCGCATCAGCGCCAAATTAAGCAGACTGGCGTTTGACGATATAACGCCTAAGTCCAAAATACCATAGGTCCCGGTCCCGGTGCCCCATGCTATCAACCGCGAAGTGTTCCCCACTGTGTCGTAATCGAGCGTAACGCGGCTCGCGGCATTGGCTGCGATCGTGCCGCTTGAGACTACTGCCTTTGTGGTTGTGAGATTTCCGGTCGCGTTGATGGTCGTCGAAGAATTGATCGACGATCCGGCAAAAATAGCGCCCGCAACGCCAACCCCGCCCGCGGTAATTAAACCGCCTGTCGCAGATGTTGTGGAAGCGATAGCTTTTAAGGCCGATACCTGACCTGTGCTAGCGACCACCTTTAGCGCAACCGAGGAACCTCCGTCCGTTGTGAACAGAATCCCTTGGGATGCGGAATTTCGCAGCACCATGTCGCCCGCAACCGAACCAGTCGTCAGCGCATTTGTTGCCCCTGAAGCTCCAACGATTGCCTTATCAGCGCCACCCACCGCAAAATTTATGAAAGATGGATTCGTGCCCGACGCGTTCACATTGAGGTATCCCGTCCCAACCTCTACCTTCACTTTGCCCGCGCCAATAGGCGTCAGCGTTAGGTCCGCCGCGCCAATCGTGATCGCGCTAGTTCCGCTGACAGCCGTTCCTGTGGACGCGTAATACGCAATGTTTGTGGAAGTTCCGCTGTTAACGGTCCCGCTGCCACCTCCGACTGGAACCGCCCATGTACCGTCCCCGCGCCAAAAAGTAGTTCCCGACGCACTCGTTCCTGAATTCAAATTCGTAACAGCAAGATTCCCCGTCACGTCAGCCGAAAGACTCACCGCCGCCCAAGTTGGCAGGCCCGCCGCATTACCGTGCAGCACCGTCGTCGTCGTCCCGAGTGAAGCCAAAACCTTAATGTCGTCCGTCGCATTTCCCACGACCAAGGCACTCGCCGTGAGTGCGCCCGCCGTGTGTGTGACGGTTCCTGTCCCGCTTGCCGCTGGGGTCGCCCAAGTTCCGTCTCCCCTCCAGTAAGTCGTTCCCGAGGCCCCGGTCCCGCCATTCAAGTTCGTTATGGGAAGGTTCCCGCTCACATCCGTCGTCAGCGAAACCGACCCCCAAGTCGGTAGTCCAGCCGCGTTGCCATGCAATAAAGTGGTAGTCGTTCCCAACGACGCCAGCACATTCACGTCCGCCGTTCCGTTCCCCACCACCACCGCGTTTAGGGTTAACCCCCCAGCCGTGTGCGTCACCGTCCCTGTCGCCACCACAGGCGTTTCCCAGTCGATTACGCCCCCGCTACCCACCGTGAGCACTTGGCCCACCCCGCCCACCCCCACTCGCCCTGGCGACCCTCCAACGCCTCCCACGATCAAGTCTTGGCTCGTCGTCATCGGGTTCACAAACGCCGCACCCGCCACTTCCCAGTCAATTATCCCTCCGCTCCCGACCGTCAGGACGTAACCCAGCGTACCGATCCCGAGCCTGTTCGGGCTTCCACCCACTCCCCCAACCACCAAATCCCACGCATTTGTCATTGGGTTCGATAGCGCCGGACTTACCCACGCGTCGAGCCGTCCGCTGCCGTCAGAGATTGGGATTTTGTTCGGGGTCGGCGTCTGTGACGCGTATAGCGGGCCGGTGGACACGGAATTCGGTGTGTCTTAATAAAAACGTTTCTGCGAGCACAAAAAAGCCTACCCCATAACAGGGTAGGCTTGTAAGTTACTTGGTGTTAGTTACTTCAGCAATCCACAGCGAGGGTAAGACCCGTGATGCCCGCCTCAGGCCGAATGGGCTTCGCAGCCATCGACAAGTGCATGAGGAAGTAACCCAAGGTGCCCTCGGGATTGACACACATATCCTTGTTATTCACCCACTTCGCATCGCCAACGTAGTTGAGCGGGTCAAAGCTCATCCCACCGAAGGAGGTCGTGCCGGAAGGACGAACCTTCACTTCCCAGACGTTGCGGGGGAGGATGGTGAAAACCTCGTACACGGCAAGACCGCCCTTGGCGACCGTCTTGTAATCCGGATTCAAGATGTTCTTACGACCCACGGAAGCGGCAACGTTGATGGTTGGGTAGATCTTGGTGGTTTTGTTTGCGGCGTAGCGGATCGGATACTCGTCAATATTGGGGATGAAGCCATTGATGGAGGTATTGATGCCACGGGCGGTGAAGTTCTGGAAGGCGTCGCCCCAGTTCACGGTGTCGCGAACTAGGTTATTCTGCTGCCAAAGAAGACGCTTCAGGGCGGGGCCAGTAGTTAGCGTGTAAAGCGGCTGACCTTCGGCATAACCGACACCCTCAGCACCAATCGAAATCTGGGAGTCGTAGAAGCAGTTAAGCTGATCCCAATTAAGGACGGAAGTAGGGGCTGAGACACCGGAGAAGTCGCAATTTGCATCCGATGACGTGTTATAGGACGAACCACTGCCGGTCGATACCTTGGTATTGACCATGCAGATGTTCTTCACGCGGTACCAGTCGGACCAACGAACGGTCGTATACTGCTGGAGATTCGCCTGAAGGTTGGCCGCAACAGTCGCGGCCTGCCAAGAGAACTGCATATCCGTCAAACAGATCGTGCGGGACTGAAAGGCATCGTTTTCTAAGCGGTAGCTGCGGTTGATGTAACCATCAAGAACCGTGGTCGGCGTCGAGATACAGGCGGAATTGCCCGTACCGTTGGAGAGGTTAGTGGGGGAGAGATTGTCCGGGTAGGTGGTCGGAAGCTCAGACGTGGTCGTATTGACCTCGGGCTGGAGACCGTCCTCGTACATGAATTCGCTGCGCGGGATGATAGAAATCCACGGATTTTTGCGCCAGATCCAGTTATAGATCGGGGTGGTAAACTGATTCTTTACGACAGCGAAGTAGTTGTTTACGTTGTCTAGAGTATTGCAAACGGCCATGATAGTATAAGGAAAAAAGACATTGGGTTTAGAGACGGACGCGTGCGTGCGCTAGGCACCGGCCACACATTCCAGAAGCCGCCAGCTTCCACGTTTTAGCTAATTACCCTGACGAACGGGTAGGTCTTACCCCGCTAATTCTTAGAGACCTGATAGGACGGATAAGGCACCCAAACCGTATCCGTCAAGCCATTACACTTACGAAATCCGGTGGCCTGCTGCCGTGCGGCGTTCAGCCTCAGCCCAGATTTCATTTGTCGTCATCGGTTTTGATGGGTCGCGCTGAACGGGTTCGGCGTTGGCCGAGAAGCTTCCGTTGGACTTCTTCCCCTTGATGGCAGTCAACTCGCTCGTGAGTTCCTGAATCATCTTCAGGTGGAGTTTCTCCCGCTTCTGCATCGAGGGGACGATATGCTTCGCCACAACCTTCATGTTGGCGGCTTCGATCGCTAGGTTGGCAACCTGGGCCTCAGTCATACGGCCAAAGGTGTTGCGCTCGGCTTCCATCATAGCCTCATCGCGGGCTTGGTTGTAGGACTGAATCTCGGCGCGGTCTTCCTCAGAGGCGTCGGGCGGAATTTCAAGGGACGGGACTTTGGAGGAGAAGTTGTTCTTGGCGGATTCGTAGGCGTCTCGGGCGTTTTTAGCGGCCTTGGCCTGCATCTGATTGCGAAGTTCAGAGGCGTTGGCTAGAGCCCCCTTCTCGGAGTCGACGACGCGGCGAGCCTCACGCATCGCGCTCACGAAGGATGTTTGGTCGAATGCCTGCATCGTGCCGGCCATCTCAGAAACTTTCTGGGCGAACTCCTTGCGGGGAAGTTCTAGGATGGAGTTAAGCGCAGAATCACTCACCGGGGAGGAATCGGACTGGGCATTGTCTGAAATGAGCAGCTTGGCCTCGGATAGCGCCTTGGCTTTTGGCTCGGTATATTGCCTCACGAAATCGGGGTGAGCGGTTACATCGAACACGGCGAGACGGTCTTGTGCGGCCTTCAGTTCAGCTCGCATCCGGTCGTTTTCAGCCAAGTCGGCAGGAGTTGCCCGTTTCAGGGTTTCCAGTTCGGAAGTAATCGCGTTAATGCGCGACTCAGCGGATTCGACTTCGGAGTTGGCTTTTTCACGAAGGGCTTTCCACCCCTTCTTGGTCGCCTCGCTCGCACCATCCGGAGGCGCTATGTCTGAGAAACGGTCCTTCTTTTCGGCGGGTTTGTCGGCCTTGGCCTCCTCGGTCTCTACAGGCTCGGCGGCTTTGGCGGGTTCCTTCTTAGCGGGTTCATCCGGAGCCTCATCCTGAGTCGGCACGGGAGCCCCATCGGAGTCGGGTAGAATCTTACGCGCCTCGTCGAGCATGGATTGCTCCATCGTCTTTTCGGGACGGGTCTCAGAAGACCGCTGGGGAGCCTGAACCGGAGCGACCGGGGATTTGGGAGCCGTGACGGGCGCAACGGGCGCAACGGGCGAAGCGGGGGCGGGAGCGGGAGAGGGCGCAGCGATGGGTGCAATAGGGTCGGGCATGGTGGTAAAAGTTACTTGGACTTGGGGTTTTGGTTAGCGGAAAACAACGGTAACGGGGCGACATGAGATGCCACGTCGGGGACAATTCCCATTCCGCTATCGGGATAGGTCTCAGTCGCCTTAGGCCGGCGAATCTCGGGCTCCATAGATTGCTTCACGAGGGCGACGCGGAACATTTCCCATCCGCGCATCTCATGGAAACGGTTGTTCGTGATGATCGCCCCGTTGGGGCCGCTCAAATCTTGGTTAGGGAATACTCCCGGAGACGATGCCTTGATGTTCGTCCAAGCCTTCCTAAAAACGGGATCGAGTAAAATCTTCCTCAGCGCGATTCGCTCATCAAAGTTAAGTGCTGCCACCAGTTCCGGAACGATAGATTCGTCCGCCAGAAGGGCCATTTCTGGGTAAAGCCCGCGTTTTTGAGCCATAGTGTCAGCCGTTCATTGCGATGATGGGGGATTTGCCGCCAGGAGTGGGACCGCCTTGCTGGGCGGCGTTCTGCTGGTTCTGCATCCCAACCAAAATTCCCCGCACCGTGCTTTGGAGCAAGCGGAATGTCGGGACAAGGAGGTTGAACTTGTCTTTCTGGGTCTCGTCCTGCTGGAGATAAGTCATGTGCTGGCCGGAGTGCTCCATGCCAATCGTGAGAGATACGGCCTGCTCGGGGGTGATCTGGCCCTGCTGCTTGTATTGCTGCACGATGCCAGAGATGGGCTTCATGTGTTCCTCCATATGCTCGAAATGAGCATCGGACTGGGCGACCATGAGCGGAACGCCTTGGCCGAAGTCCACGTTCTCCATGATGGCCTGACGACGCTGGACAGGCTCCGAGTCTTGACCCACAGGAATAAGAGCCTTGTTCAAGGCGTTTGAGCCATACTTGTCAGCGATGAACCCTTCAAGGAACCAGCGGCCATTTACGCCGGGCATATTCATCAACTGTAAACCTTCTTGGAAGTTCTGGGCACGCAGGGCGGGATTGGCACTGCCAGCATTGGCACCCGTGCGGACGCGAATCTGGGTGTCGAAGATGACCTCATCTGGAACGCCGCGCTCTTTGAGACGGCGCTGAAAATTCTTAGCGTCGTCGTCCCGGTTCCCCTTCTTGCGAAGGCGGCGAACCTGCTCAGCTATCGTCTCGCTGTATTGGGAAAGGAAAATCGCGGCAGTCGCGACCGACACTTGACCCTGAACCGCGGCTAGAATCTTAGCCTGCGTCGCCGTATCCGAGTTGGCGATTTGCTCGTTGTTCGTTCGGTATTGGGAGTTATTCTCGGACGAGTTGCTTTCAAGCATCGCAAGAACGCCTGTGGCCTGCTGAAGCTGGGGGTAAATCGCTAATTGGCGCAGGCCGGATGGGAACACCGTAAATGCCCCGTAGTTCTCAACTGGAGGAGTTTCAGTCGGCTCGTTGGCGGCCTCGTATTGGAAGTTGACCCCAAGCGAGAAAGTAGCCGAGTCCACGAGCCGCGACTTCATGCGGTTCTGGAGCATCGAGTAAAAGTAGTTCTTGATGCCAAAGCCCTTAATCGAATGAATCATGCCGTCCGTGCCAGTATCATACCAGTGGGCACCGAAGATTTGCCGGAAACTATCGGCGACCTCGTCGTCTTCGTAGAGGAAATCATCCTCGCCACCCGAAGGCGTAAAGGCACGGCACATCACTTTACCGTCCCACCCCTTGACGTATAGATATACTACCGCGATTGGGGAGTAGGGGGTCGTCGTGGCGATGTCGTTATTTACGAGAGCATCCTGATAACGGGTATAGTCGCGGTAGTCCGGGGTCGATCCACCTCCGAGGTTATCCATGATGGCCTGCTTGATTGCCTGCACGTTCCATCCGGCATACGCGCTCCGCTTCTCGGTGTTCTTGTCGCGAATATGGCCGTAAAGTTCTGACACTGAAACGTCCCGCACCAGAGCGACGCACTCCCACTGGTCGAGCGACATCTGGGTGTTTTTGGGGAAAAGCATCCGGGTAGCATTGATCGACTTGTATCGGGCAGTCTCGGGGTTATCGAACTGAACGACACCGGGCCCAAAGTTCACGTAGTTCGAGCACATCCGCATGAACTGCTGGAAATAATCATCGTTCCAATCGTCCACGAAATCGTCGTATGCCTCCGCATAGGCGATTTGCCATTTTTCTTGCTGGGTAGCGTGCGTATCAATGATGAAGTTCGCCTTGTGGGGAACGTCGTTAATCATCTTCCAGTAAGGAATCAGAGTCCGGTCACGGGAAGCTTGGGCATCGCCAAAATTTACGTTGCACTCCCAATCGGCTCCAGCAGCAGCCTGCGTGGAAGGGTCTTTTGGGCGACCACCTTCCAACTGATTGCGGACTTGGGCGAAGGTTGACGACCGCAGTTCGTTGTCCGTGATGAGCCGGTTGTAGATAGAACGCGCATCGCTCACGGATTTCACGCGGCGGTTATCTTCCGCCATCGTAAAATCAACCTCCTTGCTCGTCGTCGCCTTGGCAACCTTCGGAGCGGATGGGTATTTCTTCTGCGCCATCGCTTAGTAGGCGCCGCTGCCGGAACCAAAGGGCGGCTGCGGATAGATTTTAGCAGCGGTCTTCATAGTGGGCGTGATATGCTTGTTTGTCAGCGGGGTGGAAACCATCGCACGGGGACCAAGCGCGACTTTCGTAGGGGTGGATTTGGGACAAGCCTGTTTGGTGCTCTTCATGGTAGATGGTTACGGGTTGCGATGGCCAATGCCCAGACCCATGCCGGTTCCGGGGATAAAAGGAGGCTTCAACGTAGAAGTCCGAGTGACGACTTTTGGGCCCCCCATCAGGTCCGCGCCGTTCTTATTCGTGAACTTTAACGGCTGGGGCTTGCTATAGGTGCGTTTCGCCATGCCGCAACCCTTTGTATCAAAGCCGGCACTACGCAAGATTGTAATGGCAAGAATGGGCGGTTGAAGATGCGATTACTAGGAAGCCGATGGCTTGGAGTCGAAAGACTCCATTATTGAACGCTGCCAACACTCAACTTCAGCAGGAAATCTGACATCCCTCCCCTCATTTGAAGCAAAAACCTGCTCAGGCGTCAGCAGCACCTTCACTCGAAGCGTGCAATGACACGCCTTGCAAACGTGCATGTCAGCAATGCTCCGGTCTTGGGGAACGGTAGCATCTAGAATTTTATACAGCGTCCCGCAGGAGCACCCGGTCATAGGCTCGTTCAACGGGCAGACTCGGCATATAGCCGCACGCCGCTCTGATTCCTCCTTGGTGACAAGACTCCCGCCTGACTTAACCCAAGCGAGCGCAGCCTTCGAGAAACTCAGGACATCACCCATCGTGACGACTTCCCGCATATCGTCTTGCGGGACCCATTTGTCAGACTCGTCCTCGGCCCGGCAATAAAGTCGACCCAGCCGGGTGCAAATCTGACGCTCAATATCCACCCTCACTAAATCCCGCTGCTGGGGATGGAGGTTCTTATAGGTGCGGTGTGCGACCACATTATCTATCAACATATCCCGATTGTCACCCTTCAGTGTAAATTCGGTCTCACGCTGGAAGTATGCCCAGCCACCGGGGGGAGTATCAGACAATTTCAGGAGTGCCATAAATAGACCTTGCCGTGTGCTGTTTTGTTATACACCACAGAAAAGATGAATGATGTCCAGATTTTCGTCAACGTAACCCGCTGATGCACCTACTCACCCTTACCGAAAGGACAAACCTTGGGAGCCAGATTGGATGGATTGAACCTGGCTCATGGCTCGTTCACGATCTAAATGCCTTCGAGATTGCGATGATTGCGGCACGGGGAACTGCGACGGTTTCCAACTTTGGGTGGAAGACGTGGGCCAACCCCGACAAGGGCGTCCTGTTTATGCGGAGCGGGGCCATTGGGGATTTGATGATGCTGATGCCCGTGCTGGCGGCGTGGAAGGACAAGACGCACGAGAAAGTGAGCCTTTGCTGCTTCCCTCACCATTTCCCTTTATTTGAAGGCTCAGACCTAGTGGATGAACTTGTGCCGTATCCGATGAACTTCAATCGGGTGAACCACTTCATGGATATTATCTCCATGGAGAACACGATGGAAGCCGACCATGAACACCATGCGACGGACGTGTTCGCAAAGGCACTTGGGATTAATACGCCCTTAGCGAACTATCGCCCTGTCCTTAATCTCACCGAGGAGGAACTGGCGGCTGGCAAGAAAGAGGTTTTTGGGGCACGGCCAACGGTTGCCGTGCAGATGCGGGCGTCGGTAGCTAACCGGGATTACCCTGCGAAGCGTTGGCTGGAAACTATCGTGAAGCTTGAGGAGCGGGGATGGGGCGTGGTATTTCTAGCCAAGAAGGGCCAGCTTCCGCCATTCCCGGCCCAGTTCCAGACTCCGTTCATCCGTGATCTGTCCATCCTAGACCTGACGATCCGCCAGTCGGCGGCGGTCTTGGCAAACTGCGATGCGTTCCTAGGGGTGGATTCAGGGTTCTCACACATCGCCCACGCGCTCGATATTCCGAGCGTCGGACTTTACGGGCCATTCCCTTGGCAAATTAGAGTCGCAGCCAACCAACGAATGACGGCGATCAGCGGAAAGGGCGACTGCGCCGGTTGCTGCTGGCACACCCACAATGGAAACGCCTTTCCGCCAAACAAGCCCTGTTCCAAGATCGGGGTGTGTGTCGTCCTCGACTCGATTGAGCCCGACCGGATTTGCGCGAAGATGGAACTTCTAAAACCCGAAAAATGCCGGAAGTAACAGTTTCGATCCTGACTTACTCGCAGCTCGCGCACGCCAAGCGATGCATTGCCTCCGTTCTGGCCGGTGGCGAAGAGGTAAACCTGATTCTGACAGCAAACGGAAACGCCGAAGCAGCGGCCTATTTTACCGAGTTGGCGCAGAACCTGCCGAATGTTCGGGTGGTCGTGAACGCGGCAAACCAAGGATTCTGGAAACCCAACAACCATGCCCTCACGCTGACGGATACGCGCTGGCTCGTCCTCCTGAATGATGACGCGATGGTGCCCTATGGCTGGCTCAATAAGCTCAAGCGTCCGTTCCTAGATTATCCTAACGACTCAGTTTTTTCATGCCCTGATGACGGTTGCTCGGAGTTGCAGGCCAGTTTCCACGGGAAATGGGGAAAGAAGGAATACTGTGAAGGTTCATGCCTGATGATAGACGTGGTGATTGCGAAGAGGCATGGCCTGTTTGAACCGATGCCAGGGCTTGCCTATGGAGAGGATTCGCACGCGTCCCTGCGGTTCCGTGAACTTGGATATAGGCTCCACTGGGTTCCGCTACAGATTATCCATGCCCGCGCCCAGACCTCACGAACGGTGCCCGAGGTAAGCCAATGGCAGGAGCAGAATCATCAATTCTTGCGGAAACGATGGGCGCACTATCTCCTGACTCGTCGTATGGATTACCCTATTGTTATTCGTCGTGGTGGAGCAAACGGCGATGTCTTGCTGACGACCCCGATTATCAAGGCACTGCGCAGGGACAAACCCCTGTCCCCAATCTTCGTCGAAACGATTTGCCCAGCAGTCCTTCAGCGTAATCCGAATGTTACCGTCATTGAACCTCGCAGCACCCGGCCAAGCGACGCGCTCGTGATTAACTTGGACTTTACTTACGAGGCAAACCCAGCTCAGCACATCGTTGATGCCTACGCGAAGGCGGCAGAAGTTACGTTGACTGAGTGCAAGACGGAGTTTTTCCCGTCTGACAATGACAAGGGAATGGCGGCATCCCACATTCAGGGAGACTGGGCGGCGGTTCACGTTGGTCCCTCGACGTGGCGCAGCAAGGAATGGCCGCAGGATCGGTTTACGGCGGTTATCGAATACCTGCATACGCTCAAAATGAAGGTCGTCCTAGTTGGCTCAGGCGGAATGCCAGCCCGAGGCGATTTAGATATGCGTGCGCGGACAAGCATCCACGAGATGGGAGCAATCATAGGACGGTGCAAAATATTCATCGGGCTGGATAGCCTGCCGATGCACATTTCTCAGGCGATGGGGACGCCGACAATTGGCCTTTTTGGAATCACCGACCCGCAATACATCATGACCGACTCCTCTCCTCACATCGGAGTCTGCGGGCGAGATGCGACATCGTTCGGGCTGCGTCACCGCGTAAACGGAGTCACCGCCGTAGATGACGGCGGGCAAGCGATGAACGCAATTTCGGTGGATATGGTTAAAGCGGCAATTGACGAACTACTCGCTCCAAAATGACTCGCGGAATTTCAGGTTATGTCTGCGTGCGAAACGCCATTCAACTGGACTACTGCGTGGTCGAATCAGTGCGGTCCCTTCTTCCCGTTTGCGATGAGGTCGTAGTCTGCGATGGAGAATCTACGGACGGCACGAGAAAGATGATCGAGGGAATGGGAGAACCCAAAATCCGCATCCTCGACTACCCATGGGCAAACCCGGACGGAGATTCATCGTTCTGGGTCGAATGGCTCAACTGGGCGCGGGTGCGCCTGAACTACGATTTCCAGCTCACCCTGGATGCCGACGAAGTGCTAGACCCAGCCGGATACGATGCTATCCGTCTAATGGCGAAGCTTGGAGAGTGCGGCATCTTCTCGCGGCTTAACTTTTGGCGTGACGCGCAGCACTTGGCTCCCTCCAATCGAGTCTGTGGCGATACCGTCGCGAGGTGCGGCCCAACCTACCTTTACTGTCCGTCGGATGAGCCGAATCCAGCCATGACTCCCAACATCCGTACGCACGCATCACTCCACCCAGACCTGCGTATTTTCCACTACGGTTTCCTCCGGGATAAAAACGCGTTTGTCCGAAAGTCTAAGGCCGTGCAGCAGATGTTCATGGGTTCGTGTGATAGCCGAATCATTGAACAGGAAACGCTGGGCAAGGACTGGGATGAACGCGATTACTTCGATGGAGAACCGCTCCTCGAATACAACGGCTTGCATCCTGAAGTAGCTCTGTATTGGCTTGCGGCCAGAGGCCATAATCTGAAATGAGCGGAACCCAAGAACTCTGGTTGGATACAGTTGAGCGAATCACGCGGAAATGCGCCCGTGGAGTTATGGTCTCGGTGTGCTGCGGAGCGGCGACAGTTGAAAAAAGGCTGGATTTCCCGGTCGTCGAAGCGTGCGACTTAAACGAACCGCCCCAGCCCCTGCCCGACCACTGGCGTTTTACCCAGCGTTCCGCCATCCCCTTTCTCGAAGCCTTTCCATGCAAATACGCCGATCTGGTAATTTGCTCGGATGGCCTTGAGCATTTCACGCGGGCACAAGGGCTTCTGCTGCTTCGGCAGATGGAGCGAGTTGGGAAGCACGCGATCATCTTCACGCCGACCGGGGACACGACATTCAATCCCGAGTCCACCGAACCCCACGACCACAAGAGCAGTTGGAGTGCGACGGACTTCGCCAAGCTCGGCTGGGAGTCCGACCACTTTCCAGACTGGCATCCGACCATAGGTTGGGGCGCCCTCTTCGCTTGGTCACAGATTTCCTAATGAGCTACATCAAATACAAGACGCCAACGGCGAATGAATTTAAGGAGTTTTCTTCCGAGACGGCAAAATACAGGCACATCTGCGCCCCATACTGCGCGGGAGTCGGGGTTGACATCGCATCGCAGGGTGTTCAGGTCGTTCCATGGGCGGTCTCGTTCGACCTGCCAGAGAAGGAGTTTCTTCACTACTCGTCCGGTCAGCCGGCCAAGGGGCCGATTCACCTTCGCGGGCAATGCACCGAACTCCCCTTCGAGACGGCCAGCTTGGATTTCCTTTACGCCTCGCACATCCTTGAGGACTTTGAGGATTGGGTTCCCGTCATTGCCGAGTGGTCACGCTGCGTCCGTGTCGGCGGGAACCTTATCATCCTCATCCCCGACAAGAAGCTTTGGAGTGAAGCTCTGGCCAAGGGACAAGCGCCCAATTGTTCGCATCGCCACGAAGGACACGTCGGCGAGTTATCGAATACCTTTCGCGCTCACTTCGGGCACTTTGAAATTCTGAAGGACGAACTGACGGCGATCACGCCCGAGGACTACACGATTCTGTTCGTGGCCCGCAGGCTGCGATAAGTCACTTCAGCATCGAAGGCTTGGAATCTATTTTGCCTCGGGATATATCCTCAATACCGAACCTGACGGCTTTGGCTAAAGTATCCTGCTGGATATTTTGGGGGCCACGAGCTTTCAATATAGCGCTCTGAAAGGGTTCAGAAAGCACTGCCGCACGCATGGCTGCACCGACGAGGGGTAATTTCCCCGAACCAATCGTAGTCACGCTCGATACATCCCTTGTGATGCCGGGATTGGCTTTGTGCATCCTAGCTATTAGGTCAGCTTCACCCGTGAGCGGAGCACCAAAATCCTTGGCCGTTGCGAAAACTTTAGCCGAAGCGTGATAGTCGCCGTAATTGATGGCTCGGTCAGCAAGATGAAGTTTAGCAAGTTCGACGCGAGCGGCGTTAAGCTGAGGGATTAGCTGGGGCATTCCAACCTTCCTCGCCTCATCAATCATATCGTCCAGCGCCAATTGAGCCATCTTGTCATTTTCATCTGCAAAACTTTTCAATTCTGGCGAGGGAGTTCGGTCATATGCTTTCCAAGCTTTTTTGGCGTCGGAATTAGCCTGTTTGAAAATATCCAAACTGGCTTCAGCTTGAGGAGAAATATCTGATATCATTCTATAGGGTTCTTCCGCCGCAGTGAAAAGTTTAGCCATATTTTCCTCATCGAGTGGCATATCGGGAGCCGCACGGATGTAACGTCTCACTAAATTATCAGTCGCTTTGGCGTTTTTTAGGGTAGCGATATTAGCTAATCCAGAGCTGTTAGGCGACGCCCCACCAAAATAATCGGCTAAGTCACCCATCGCTGAATTGCCAATTTTAGACGGAAGGAACACGTAGCCAGCTTTCCTCGCTTCTGCGGCTACCTTTAGCGCGGGAGCGTCCATCTTGGCGACTGACTGTGCTGCGAATGACTGCGAGCCCGTGTCGAGTGCCTTACCAGCTACGGCACCGATTACTCCACCAGCGACCGCTGCGCTTGTTTCCCCAATCGTTGGACGGCGATGTTGGTCGATACCTGTCTCTACCGCTTTGGCCGCAACGTTGTTGGCGGCATATTTAACCGCTTCTGTAGCGACTTCACGTGTTGTAGCCGCAGCAAGAGGCTTGCCGGTCACAAAGCCCGCGACTCCGGCTCCGGCCACCCTTCCAAGCGTGGGTCTTTCTCCGTCAATTGCATCTCCTACTAATTCTCCCGCAATGCCACCTATTGATCCACCAATATTAGCGGCTCCTGGAACGCGGAACATATGGCCGATTCTCTGACCAATCGCAGGACCAGCAGCGCGAGCAACTAAGCTCCCGCCTTTCCTTGTGTCACCCAGTAACTCGCGTTTAAGATAACCCGGAAATTTACTTAGAAATACCTCTGCCGAATCAATCGGTCCTAAACCCACTCCGTTCCCATCTACAAAGTCGGCCATTTTAATGCGGTCTTGAGCGCCTGAATTATCAAATTCTCGCTTCATGGTCACAGCAGCATTAGCAGCAGGATCAACGGCTGGCTGAGAGACTTCGGATTGCGCTTTTAGTCTGGGTGCGGATGGAGCAGCGACCCGATCCGAGGTGGATGGAGATTTGGATTCGGAGAGATATTTTAGAATCTTTTCGTTCGCCTGTTCCGTGGTATCAGCAGATACGTTGAAATCACCCTCGTTAGTCTTAATTAGAAACTTCTTTTGGGCCTTAGCCTCAGACGCATTATTAGGCGTGTTTTCAGCCGGTCCAACCCCGGACTGAGCCCGAACTGAGTCGAGTTGTTTTGAGGCTTCCCCTGCATAATAGTTTATCGCCATTGATTCGGCCTTATCCACCGAATATCCATCGGCCACATATTCGCGTGATCTTTTCAGGATGGCGTCGCGATCCGACGCGTGAATATCGGGAACTGCATCAATGGAATCGCGTAGGCTTGCCATAGCTTTATAGCAGACTCAGCCACACCATCAGGATAATTTCAAGGTCTTCCTCATCGGGAGAGCCGGATTGGAGGCTGCGCTTGTTCTGCTGGCCATTGGGGTTCCGGGTTGGGACGGGAGGTTCAGGGGGGATTACGCCGCCTTCTAGGAGCAGGTGGCTGCAATCTTCGAGAAGCAGGTAAAACCCATCTTCAAGTAGCAGCGCGGGTCCAACCGGCTCATAGGGGACGCAACCGCAGTCTCCCTCCAACAACAGATGCGAACCGTCCTCTAGGAGAAGGAAATCGCCGCTCTCAAGCAGGAGGGCCGGGCAAACGGGTGAAATCCCCTCCAGTAGCAGATGTGAACCGCTTTCAAGGAGCAGAGCCGACCCATCTTCTAGGAGGAGAAAATCCATTCACGGGGACTCAGGGGAGCTGCAATGCGGCTCTGCGCGCGTCGATTTCTGCCTTCTGTTGCTCGGGCGTCAGTGCATCCCAGCGGGCTTTCTCGGCCGCAGCAGCAGCAGCATCGTCGGCCCGCGCCTTGTCGTCCTCGGCGCGCCACTTCTCGGCAAACTGGGCCGTGATGAGGATTAGGTCAACGAGGCCGATTGACGTGCCGTTGAAGCTCACGAAATCGCCCTTGCCGCTGGCGTTGTCGATAGAGCGGTCAACGGACTGCGTGGAAATCCCGAGTTCAGTCCCGGTGGGGAACTGGGCGGTGTTTTCGTATCTTGCTTTAAAGTTGTCGCCCGAGATGGCGATGCCAGTGAGACGGACGAAACTTTTGACCGAGAGCTCTTCGGTTTTTACTTCGATTGAGAATAGGTTTTTAGGCATGGTGGGATAGTAGTTTTATGCAGGGCCTGCGGAGTAGAGTGAAGAAATGTCGCCAGCGGACAGGATAATGTTGTAGATACGAACATCGCAGAGCGCGTAGTTAGAGTAACTGGTATCCCCTAGCCCGAGTATCAGATTGGTTCCTGACGATGCCAACGCGCTTTGACCGTGAATATTGCTATTGTACAAACTGCCGTCGTAGTAAAATAGCCCGTCGCCATATAACCCTGAGCCATATGAGTTGTAATATGTCGCATCGAATGTAAACACGACGTGGTGCCAGTTCACCGATGCCGGGTAACCCGGACCGAAGTTACCCATCGTAGTAGACTGAGAGACAAATCGGAATTGTTCCGATCCGAACCATTGAAGCAATTTATACCCGTTGGAGGAACCATATTTGCCAACAATGATGTCAGTAAAATTTCCCAACGTGGTCTTAACCCATGCCGAGATCGTGAATTTGTCCGCCGACGTAAACCGTAAAATTGCCGGGTCACCTGCATCTCCATAGCAGGTGTTCCCGTTCATCCGGATGGCGTTGATGCCCGTTGCGTAAGTTATCCACGTGGGCGAGCCGTAAAGCGTGGCGTTATTGCCGTTGCCCGATGAGTCGGCAAGCGTGGAACCGGAACCCTCGTCGCATTTCCACCATGCGACGATGCCAGCAGGCAGAGACGCGGGTTTCGGAGTACCAAGCAATATCTGTTGCGGTCCCATGTTAGGTGAGATTGCTGCCAGAGATCACCCACGTCGTGCTTGTGATTTTCAACGCTGTCGCAATGCCTGTTCCGGCCAGCGTGCGAGAACCAGTCGTCCCAGCAGTTCCCGCCCAATACAAAGTGTCGGTCGTAATCGCGATGGTTCTCGTCGCAGTTGCGTTGATGACAAAAGTTACAGCGGTCCCAATTGGGAACGCCACGCTGCTATTTGCTGGAATGGTCCAAGTTGCGGCACCACCCGTAGACGTGTAGATGTGCAGCCCAGCATCGGCTAAGACCAGCGTGTAGGCTCCGCTCTGGGTATTCTGTGGGACAAGTCGAAGTTCACCCTTGGAGTCCGTGACGGTCGTGAATACTCCGGTATTCGCAGTCGTTGCGCCAACGGTGCCATTAATGTTGATCGACGCCGTGCCGGTCAGATTCGTGACTACTCCGCTTGAAGGGGTGCCGAGCGCGGGGGTTACGAGGGTGGGGCTAGTCGCCAAAACTACGCTACCTGAACCAGTCGTGGTCGCCGCCGAGATCGCCGTTCCATTACCAGAAAGGATTCCCGTGATGCTCGTCGTCAGCGTGATCGCTGGAGTCGAAGTTGCCGTAGCAACCGTGCCGGCAAACCCGTTGGTGGTTACTACTGAAACGGACGTTACCGTGCCAGTGCCCCCGGGAGTTCCCCATGTGCCATCGCCACGCCAGAACGTCGTGCCAGAGGCTCCGGTGCCAGAATTAAGGTTGGTTGTGGGAAGATTCCCAACCACACCCGTGGAAAGCGGAAGTCCAGTCGCGTTTGTTAGAACGCCAGCTGTTGGCGTTCCAAGATTTGGCGTGATGAGTGCGGCTGAAACTAACGGGGCTTTCGCATTGAGAGCCGTATCCAAATCTGTCTGGGATGACAGCGTTCCTGTAATTGAACCCCACACGGCGGAACTCGGAATGTTCGCCAACAGGTTCGTAAACGACACCTGATTGCCGGGAGGGGACCCAGGGCGAACGACGTAAATAAGGTCTGTCGCGACGAGAGGAAGCGAGATAGGGTCGAGCTGAGTTAATTTAAGGTCGGGCATGGTCAGTCGATTGCTTCGATGGAGATGGTCTTGATACGACCGTAGGGAACGTCGCGTGAAGTTACTTCGAGGTGCCAGCGGCGCGGGACAACATGACCGGAAGGAGCGTCGATTTGAACGATGGGTGCCGCGACATTAACGATGGGCCGAATCTCGGGAACCTCCCCGGCCTTCCGGTTGAGCGCGTCCACAATTTCAGCCCCCAGCATCCTAAGCTGCGTCACGACTACAGAGACTTCGCTTGCAGGTTCCTTAATGTTAGGATGGGACGCTGGAAGAAGTCGTTCGATATGGCTCTTGGGTGCGATCATCGGCCAAGGTATTTTCTAATCTGCTGCAATGACGTTAAATGCTTCGTGACGTGTTGATGTGCTTCGCTGGCAGGAAGCTCCAACTCAACATCAGTCCCATCAGGACGATTGAATTTCAGGCGAACCAGCTTTTCGCCAGATTCCTTCTTTGGATCTGCTGCTTCTGTCGGTGGATTTTGTGGAGCCATGTCATTTTTGCTCAGTAGTGGACAAGATTACAGGAGTAATATCCGAACGAGCTTTCCTTCCAGTCGAGTCAAGACCTGCTGGGTCAACACTTCCATCGTCTCTAGGAGCGGGAAGCCCTTCCCAGACATTATCGTTAAACAAGAAATCATTCACGTCCGCCTGAATCTCAGACTCCGATTTCCCAGCGCGACGCTTATCATTTACCATTTTGGCAATTACGATTTCTCGTTCCTTTACTCGGATTAGGGCGGTAAGGATAGCTTTATTGCCTTCAGGAGTCTTATTGATTGATGCAGAGTAAGAATCAAAAAGCACCATTTCCTTATCCGAGATAGAGCCTTTAGTTTGGTTGACTCGTGAGAGTACAGCATCACCTAGGATTTGCTGCAATGCTTCGGTGTTTTTAACACCATTCAAGTCCATACCCAAGGCCGTCCCGAGGCGTTTTAATTTAACTTCCAGACCAGCTCCTGTGCCAGTGCGAACGTCTGGGTCATCAAGAAGCGCCAACCCACGGTTAAGGCTGTTGATTGTCGTGACTGCGTCACGACCAGCATCAACAATCTTCTGATTAACATTATATGACCCCTTGTTTTGTTCAATCTGACTGGACGTTTCCACTCGGCCTTTTTGACGGTAGGTTTCCATCTCAAGCGCGTTGCGTTGACGCTCGTCCAGCAGAGCCTGCTTTTGGTCAATTTCCAGCTTTTGTTTATCCATCGCAGATTGCGCGCGGACATCTGCAATCGCCTGCGCAGATTCATTCTTGAGAGTGGTATTATTTAAGGTGTTTTTTAGATTACGGTCTGCCATAGCCGAGTCGTTAGCCGTTACACGGGAATTATTCACCCCGTCAACAAATCCCTTATACTCAGGGAAAAGAGCCATATAAGAAATCTCAGGCTGAAGTACCGACAAAGCTTGAGAACGGTCAGCCCAATTCTTAATTTGCATAGCATCCAAGTATCGGTCGTTAAATCCCTTCGACTGTGCTGCCGCCTGCGAACGAAGCTGCTCCATTCGCGCGCCATTCTGAATAGCGGCGTTTGCTGAAAGAAGGTTCGCCTGAGCGTTGGCGATAATCAGCGGCTTTTGTGCCTCGAACCCGAATTGCAGACGGTCTTCTCGCTGCTGCTGAAGCTCCATCTGCTGCTTTCGCTCAACCATCGAAAGTCCGGCATCTTGGCCCGAGATGAAGGCGTTCGCGGAACGGGCGTAATTTTCGTTCTGCGGAGAAAATGTGGCGAGAACAGGCATGGTTTTAATCAGTCCCTAGACCATAGGTAGCAGCCGAGGAATTAGGATTCTTTCTAATAAAATCGTCGTAGTTTGTAGAACCCCCTACTCCAGTTTTTTTATTAGAATATTGTCCTGCGATTTTGGTAAGCGAACCCCAAAGGTCGGCATTCTGAGCATTTCGTTGAGCTGCATCCGCGTTCGCCTGAGCCTGCGAAGTCGCTTGGGTGTTGGAGTTATTTAGGTCCGTAGCGGAGGCTTGTTGAGAAGGCGTGACATAGAACGAAAGCGGGCTCATCGGATTAATCCTAGGTGAATTATTTACGAGCGTGCTCGAAAGGGTCTGCGCCTGATTGATGGCCGTCTGACCGTATTGGAGTTGGTTCACTCCAAGGTCACGCAGCAGAGAAAAGTCGTTAAACTGACCACGGGTTCCAGCAGAAATTCCACGTTCGGCAGCGATTCGTGCTAAATTATCCTGAACCTCTTTGGGAACATCGTAGGGATGATCGGCCAATTGTTGAGCCCGATTCGTCAAAGACTCAGATAACTTTGTGTATCCAGGCATCGTTTGCTCTGCGAGTGACTTGGCTTGCGATGCATTAAACGCGTTACCACGTGATACCAAAGCTTCGATTGAACTCTGATTGGCCATGTTCCCTTCCACGGCACGAGTTTGCTCATCCTGCAAATTTAGCGTGCCCTGTGCCATGCTCTTGGCCCCCTTTGGGGCGGCCATATATGAGCCTACGCCACTGGCTACGGCTCCAAGTGCTGCTACCCATACCTCAGACATGGGACACCTCTTTTACGGCTTGGCGCATATCTCGGTAGTTCACGGTGATTTCTTCCTCGGGTTCGATGGTTTGGGTGGAAATAAAGTCAACGCCACCACATCCAACCTTGGGTTTAACAGTGGGAGTCAAAGAGTGATTGGCAAACCGGCCCCAATTCGTCCATCGGCCAGAGGTCCACGCTGAAGCGATTGGTTCATCGGGTTTGATGACTTTAGAAGCAAACACGCCGACCCCATCTATATCTGAGGACTTAACCTTGATCCAATCATTTGGACAATCGATGAAATCGGTCTTGGCTCGGTCCATATCGGACTGCGTCAGGCCAAGTTCTTTAACAAACTCCTGAAAGTCGGCGCGATCCTGTTCGATTCCTTCCTTCACGGATGGGCTGCGGGACGGGAGATTCAATTCCTTGTTCAGCGTCTCAATCGTGTGGAAGTGACAGCCCCAGATCATGCGGCCATCCTCAACGGTCGTTCCCATGCCATGTTTCGGGAAGCGGGAATGAAACAGTGGGGCGTGGAAAATCACAGCGCGGTTGAAAAGGCCCCGAACGAAATCGAGTTGTTCCCAAACCTTCTCATCTCCATCGACCATCTCGCGGCCCAGTTGGTCAATTATTCCGTCGCTCCGCATCTCCGAAAAACTTGGCATCTCGGTCATTCCCGTTTTCCGGTGACGGTAAAAACCAGTTCCGCTGATTTCATCGTGATCGGACAGGTAAACGAGGCACGTATAAGCCCCATCGTTACGGTCGGAATGCACGTAAGCCTTCTCCGTGTCTTTGTTCGTCACGCGGGCGAACATGCTGTTAGGAAAAATCGGACCACCCATCACCACCGTCAAAGCTCCCAAAAGATACGAGTGCAGGCCGGTGTAGTTCATCCCTTCGTAGATCGAACTCCCTACCAGACCCTTGTTCGGCGTCCATTTGCCAAACCCAGACTGTAAAAACGACTCACGCACTTCTGCCGTCTTCGTGCAGAAGTTGTCGTAAACACGGATGCTTTGCTTTTGGACCTTCATCAGCTCTTGAGCAACCGGAAGTAGATTTTCGACGCCTGCCGCACATCCACGTCAATCTGCGTGTTGGGATTGAGCGGACCGCTGTTCATCGTAGCACTAGACCCAAGGCCAGTAACAATGGGGTTAATGCCAAGGGGTTGAGGCCCGTTCTGGAATGATCCAGAATATACTCCCACGCCAGAGGCCAACTTAATCGTATCGGGCGGAAGGTTGTCCTGAGTAAGCGTAACCGCATCGGCCCCAACGGAGTCATTGTAGTCCGACCCATCGGCCAAAGCTCCGATGATAACCATGCCGATTGAGGCCGTGTCCTGCACCCAGCCCGGATTGCGGGTCAGCGCCTCGGTAAGCGACGTGGCTTTTACTTCCTTTATGTCGCCAGGGCTACCGGACGCCGTGACCCAAGACGAACCCGTGTAAAGCAGAAGAACGTCGATGTCGGTGTCGTAGTAAAGCTGGGACAGGATAGGCGGATTGGGGCGATTCGCTGTCGTTCCGCTCTCAGGGGTGATTGGTGAAGGAGCCCAAGCTGAACCATTCCATGAATACGCGCCAATTGGGTTCCCGGAAGCGTCCGTCTTGAACCAAGGACGGTCACGATTCTCAGGAGTTGGCTCAACGTCGCCGTAGTTTATCCCGGAAAATGGGTTTAGCCCTACGATGGCCTCGTATTGCGCGACCAAATTGAGCAATCCCTGAACCGTTCCGGGAAACTCCGTCCCAGATGGGACCGTTAGGGCTTGGAGTTCGGCGTTTAGAGACATGGAATCTTCGGTAAGGCTTCAGTATCCAAACTGCAATTACAAATCATTAGGGAGCGTAACGGATGGCACGCATGGCCGAGATGCGAATGCGATTCGAGTAGAACGGCATCCGGACCCAGATGGCGTTAGGAATCGCGCGGGCTGCGGCACCCGTGTTCCATGCGAAAGTCCCGCCCCCCCCGTATGTAGCGTTATTAATCAAAAGCCTAAGCGCCTGTGCAGAGTAGTCGGTGCCAGCAATCGAACCAGTCGAGCCACTTGTGACAGTGACGGTCTGGCTAGATAACCCTAGGTTTGTGATGACAAACTTCATCGCGTAGAAGCCATTATAACCAGTGGCAGCAGAAGAAGCGACAGGCGAGATAAGTGGTCCAACATATTCTGACGTTGTACCAGCAAGCAGCGTGGTTCCAGCATAACCACCAGCAGATAAATTATATGATGTACCATCTGTTCCCATCCGCGATGGTCCTGCGGCATTTAGCAGGGAGACAAGTCCAGTTCCCGTCATCACACCAAGGAATAAGCTTCCGACAGAACCCGGAGTATCATTGGTGTCAGCATTCTTTAAGCCAACGCAAATTTTGTCCTGTGCCGTTACAACTGAAACAGATTCGCCAGTAGCATCTGTGTTATCTCCGCCAGAGGTAACGCCCCCAAAAAACAAGCCGAATCGCATCTCAGTCCAATTCTGGAAGTCGAATTGGCGTAAGATGCCTTCGCGGGGTGCTAGGATAATAGTCTTATCGGAAACGGTTTTTTGATAGATAGTGGCCATGACGGGTAGTTATATTATACGGCCATTGCCGTTCCATAGATTATTGGTTGAGGTGTAATTAAGGACGGTAATCGTTCCCGTCGAGTAAGATTCGAAATCGTCCCAAGCGTTTCCGTAGTTTGCTTCAAGTAAGGAACCCGCCCCGGCCCACAAGTTGTTAAAGTCTTTGAAGCCGATGGTCGTGATTGTTCCGACGGCGTAGGACTCGAAATCGTCATATGCATCGGTATAGAACACAACGGCTGAACCTCCTGCGCTGTTCCAGCCAACCCCACCGGCGTAGGAGAAGATATACCCAACTGGATAGGATTCAAAATCATCGTAGGCATCAGTGTAATCCACCGAGATGAACGTAGCAGGTCCATTCCAGCGATAACCGTATGGGTTATTTGTTATCTGGGTCGGGGCGTTATCGGGATATGTCGTCAGATCATCCCAGCAATCTGTGTTAGGGGGAGGAGCGATAAAGGTGATCGGATAGTGCCACGACGAGGAACTGTCCATGAACCAATACTCGTATGGGGCATAGGAAGACCAATTCTCGAATACCGACTTCTGATAGGTATACATCCAATGCGTCAGGGTAATGACGGCATCAGCCACGAAGGGATATTCCACCATGCCATTTACAGTGGAACTCGTAATTTCATAATCTTGGGCAATGAAAAGCTCATAGGGGTCGCCCACATCAGGAACGACCGTGAAGGTAAATTCACCCGTGAGGGAGTCGCGGGACTCGTCCACGGGAACCATGAAGATTGCCTGTGTTTTCTGGCCGACGTAGGTGCGCGTCGTGCCATTAAAGGCGTGCGTCGTCTGAGTCCACGCCGGTGAACCGTATGTGCCAGATCGAGAAATCGGCTTGCCCAAATCCGCCAGAGTTACTGGATTGGTAAGTTCGGCATACATGCTATGCCCTTGGCAGTTTCCGCTGTCGTAGCCTGCGCCGAATTGCCCGGCAAAATACCCGGAAGGAGCCGTAGGAGTTGTCCATGCCCGTATAACCCCGTTTTCGTCAGGGTTCAGGTACTGAGAATATACCGATGCAAAAAATGCCGCCCGCTGGTTAGGTTTAGCGGGGTCAAATAACTGAGCGAAGAGAGAATTAACACTCCCTCCCGTCAGGGTTAAGAACGTGCCAGGAACACTCTGGAAGTCGTAAGCACCCATGGCGCCGTCACGTTGGAGAATCACCTGCAAATCGCCGGTCACGTTACAATCCATGTCGATTGTCGAACTTCCGCTCCAAGTGGTTGAAACGATACCCCACGAACCTGCTGGGGGATAAGGCGTGCAGTCTTTGGTCAGAATGCTTCCAGCAATGGGAACATACTTGATGAAATTATCACCGGTCGCGCTCTCCGTTTTGTAATAGCGATCCCCGAAGGCCGTCATGCACATCGGGTACACGAACGGACCGTCGTATTGACGGAACGAGATGGTTTCTCCGGGGAACTCGGATGAGACCGCTAGCTCAACCTGAATAACCGTGTTCCCACACATATTGGTCAGGTTGCTGAACGACACTGAACCCGAGTAATCGCCGCTATCCAGCAAGTCTGCGTTCAGTGTGACCGTAACATCAATGGATTGACCCGGTTCAATGACCCCGCCCGGATTATCCACTTCCAGCCAAGAATCGGAGGGAGTCGCCGACCAGTTGTAGGCCGTCGCGCTTAAATTGCGGATATTATAGACGGCACTCGACGGTGAGAATGGTCCACCCAAACCGCCAGAGACGTTGAAGGGATCCGGGGGAGTGACAAAGACGTATCCGCTCGCGGTCGGGATGGAGTAGGAAATCTCGTTCCCCGTGACATCGTTTTCGATGCAGAGGGGTGATAGTGCCTCGCGGAAAGCGTAATCTGGGTCAGGAAGTTCAGTCCCGTATAAAGCCATCTTCTCGACTTGGGCTTTACCAGTCCATTCGAGGCGAATTTGGAACTGGAAACCAATTTGGAGTCCATACCGCGTAACTTCGTCGATGCCATCTGGAATCGTGAACGTCTTAATCTGCGGGCGCTGCTCAGGAAGCAGGTTTTTCCACGTGTGGGGCGTGCTAGTAGCAGCATCTGTGACTTTAGCGCAGACGGCAACTTCATCCCATTTCGTCCACTTCTGGGTGTTGTCGGTGCGCCAGTACGCCGTCATATTAAACTCGGCCTCCAGTCCTGAAAGCCAAACGTCGCACCGCTCCAGACGTTTACGGCGGTTCTCGGTTCCGAAGTTGATGGACGGATATTCAACGAAGCACTTGATCGGGCTGATTGTCTCAAGCCCCGAGCCGCATGATAGAGAAATATCATCCCGGCCTCGTCCCTCTGGGAGCATCTCCCAAATCCGGTTAATGCCTTCCTCATCTGAGGTAATTGCAAAGGCCCGGTTCATCCCGTTGAAATCTCCCGTCACCAGTTGGGCGACTCCAGGAAGTCCGGTCCACTGCCCGTCATAGGCTGGAGGAGCCTTCATCTGCATCGTGGAGATCGGGGCAAAATCCAGACTTACGATGTCTTTGAAGGAGATGCCGCCCGATACATTCAGATAGGGCGAAGCTGTCATCAGCAGGCGATTATCGAAGTAAACCGAGGAAACCCACGGAAGTAGTTTCTCCGAATCGTATGCAACAATCCGTGACACTTCACGGGAAATAGGAGTAGAGCCGGGGGAATTTTGCGTGGAAATCGAATTCTGGAGAGAACGGATGTTGCCGTGAGAATCACGCCAGTAGAGGTCTTGATTCACTTGGGCGATGCCCCAGTCCCCAGATGCTCCGATATCGCGGAATACATTGGTTACGAATCCAGCCATCTGCGCCCAAGAGTCGCGGGACGTAACATCAGCACGGATAGACTCGGCGTAATCAGGGCCAAACACCATCAGCGTTCCGAAGTCAGCCGCACCTGTAACTGGGATAAAGTCCAATCCCGTGATGCCGCGAGAGAAATAGAGTGATCCGCCGCCAGAGAGATAATTTGTCTCCGTGAATTTCAACTCTGAACCGGGATCCCGGGTGCGAATATCGCCCGCCACGAGTTCGCGAAGATTGATTGCAACCCAGAGACGGCCATTGCCGTAGGCCATCATTCTTCCACGTGGAACTTCATCAGACGTGGCACGCCGAGCGGTTCCGCCATTATAGATGATTGGATCTGATTGGCCGTCCTGAATAATGAGCGATTCGACGGTCTGTTGCATCCACGCCTGTTTGATGATTGGCGAGTTGACGAAACTCAGCGGGATTGGCTCCCATGAGTAAATATTCGCGCCAATGCGGACTCGGTAGAGCCGACCACCGATCATGGTGACGATCATTCCGCCCTGAACGCCGAAGTATGAGGTGCATTGGTGAAGTCCTTGGGGAAGGCCGCAGGAAAGCTCTACGAAGGGAGGGCGGGTATGTGGTTTCCCGCCGCGAACAGCGACATCAAAGCCCCACGCAAATTGTCCACCGGGAAGCAACTGCGGAGAAACCGCAGACGAAACGCCTCCGGGGCAGGTTGAGAATCCAGTTGGTATCCAAGTGGCCATTACGGGAAAAGGATAAGTCGGATCGTGCCGGAGCCTACGGTCACGTCGGAGATTTGGGTATTCATTACAGTTACGCGAATCGTGTTCGCGAAAGGCACATAGGCAGAGATCGTCAAATAATCGATAGCGAACGAGGCACCGACTGCCACTGGCTGGGCCGGGAAGGCTCCAATGAAGTCAAAGTCCTGCTGGGCTGACTGGAAGGCGTGAAGCGTTGTATCGTCCCAGTTATACCACATCTCATTCGGCACCCACGGTTCGATTGGGGTTGGAGTCGGAGGAGCGATAATGGACGCGGGGCGGAAACGTCCCGTCACCTTGTCGTAGGCCGGATACTGACCGTTCGAGTAACCCGTTCCAGTCAGGCCACCAATGTCGGCAACACCAAACGAGGAGGGTTTGTCGATTACTCCACCCCAAGGAACTGATGCGGACCAATCGGCCCGCGAAACGCGACTCATGCTATGTTCCTCCAGGTTTTGCTCGACCGTCCCATATCACCGGAGAGCTGGCATTTCCCCAAGTGAGAAACCGCGCTGGAAAGTGAGGGCGGGTAAGCGTGACTTGCCCGTGTAGGCGATGGATTCTTTTCGCATGAGGTCCACGGCGGTTAATTTCATCGCGGCGTAAACGTCGAGGGCCCCAGCGGTTCGTTTCCACTGGGCAATCATCATGGCCACGAGGGCTTGGACGTTCCCAATAATCAAAAGATCGGTATCCTCGGCAATGGGGACAAACCGACGACGGCAGCGAGCCAGCACCACTCGGTTGCAGCCGCCAATGTCATTGCAGGTGTAGGCCAGCATCGGGGAAAAATAGTGATGGTAGCTGGGGGTCGTTTCCCACGGCTCGTAATTTGCCAACTCAATCTCGTCTGTTCCATTCCATGCCGTCAGTCGAACGTAGCCATTCGTTTGGGGCTTCGTGAACGACTGAACCATTGAGAATTGCTGAATGGTCTCGGTGTAGCCAGAACCAGACGTAATTCCGAGCCGAACGCCGTTCGCCCAAACCATACCAGTCCCGTCGCTCGCCTGAACCTGCGAACGAATCATCAGGCCGTTAGTGTCGAGTCCTTGGATCGTCGAATAAATGTAAGGAAGTTCATCCACGGATGAGTTCGCGTACTGGCGCAGCACCCAAGGCCCAACGGGAATGTTAGCGCATCCGCAGGAACCATCGCTCACGGGAATTTGCCTTTGAACGGCCATCTCGCCCCGGTCGTAAAGATTCGCCCCGCCGCATCCCCACCAGTTACGGCCCGCGCTGCCATATCCGTATCCACGACGCGGAAGAATATCTTCGGCAGGGCCGGGACCATATGCCACAAACTCAGCCCAAGGGGAAACGATGGTCTGGGGGACACCATCCGCCGTGAACTCCATCAGGCGGTCCATATTCGGAGGGAGGCAGATATTGCCATCCACAGCGCGAACGTGCCAACGATCCACGACCCCGGGGAAATCCCCTTCGTTCATTAACTCCTGAATCGCGTTGTTTACTTGGATAATGAGACGCGTATCCGTAATTGGCATCCCGCTCGTTCCTGCGGTTCTAGCTAACTCTGGTTTAACGTCGCCATAAGTGCGTTGGATCACGGCATCAGCCAATGTCCGCTTGTAGCGGAAAATTCAATACGAAAGAATTGCGTGCCTCCAACGATTAATCCCACGGCACGCGGGATGAGATTGAAAATGCCCCATGATACAGTCGGGGCCTGCCTAGCAGTTCACATCGTTGGCGTATTCCTGCAAGTCAGCGCATTTGATCGAAGCCCGCGTTAGCGGGAAATTTCAGTTACGCTCATATGCTCCATGCCTTCAAGGAGTAATTGAGCAACGTGAATACAGGAGCGTGAACGCTTATAACCTTCGCCTTGGGCAATGATCTCACTGTTCTTGGCGCGGATATGCCAATACCATTGGCCGTTCTTTTTCTTCCCGTATTGGAACCGAAGACTGCCGGCGGATACTTTGGCGGACTTCGGCGTGCAACACAGTTTCGCGGTCGTCTCGGTGTTCATCGCGCAATAGGCATCGTAATCCTTTGCCGTGACCCAGGCCTTCTTTGGTTTAGTCATGGGTGTAGAAGAAAGATTGACACCTACCCGTCAAGCGCATTTCTCCAGAAGCAATGAATGAGATGACGCAAGCTCAACAAATCGACCAGCTGGTAAATGAGTTGGATATTCTCATCAATCGGTTTGCGGAGGAATACGATCTTCCCTACGCCACGACGATTGGGGTTCTACAACTGAAGATCATCGAACTCGCCAACCAAGCGGCAGACGATGAAGCGAACGATCATCAAGATGCCCAAGACTAAACCCTATCCCGTCCGCCTTTCGGAAGCCCTTGTAGTGGAAATCGCTGAAATCGCGTTCCTAACCTCTTTGCCTTTCCCGGACGCCCTCCGACTTGCCGTTAAAGAAGGCATTCCCATCCTTCGCCGCAAGTTCAAGAAGGAGTGATTATCTCGGAAACAGCGGCTGCGGCACACGCTGTGATTTGGACTGAGTTGCAGGCTGGAAACCCTCAGCCGATTCCCCGTAACGCTGCGAAGCCAGCACCGCTCGACGCCTCGCGTTTGCCCAACGGTCTGCCGTCACTCCTTTTTTTGCCCGGCCCGGCCCGTGTCCCTCGCGGATCAACAGTTCGCCGAATTGCGTAAAAGCATCGCCGCAATTTTCGACCAGCATCCCATTGGCGTAATAAACGTTATGGTTTGCTACTCGAAGATTGAAGACGATTCGCTTTCCTGATCTTGGAAACGTTCCATGCGTTGCATTTAGGCGAGCAGGTTTTTGAGTTAGTTTTAACGGACGCGTTCCAATAGCTACCGCAAATTGAGCAAACACGCGGCTCAGTTTTTGTAGGGTTACGAGCAATCCACGACTTTGATCCGCAGGCTTTTGAACAGAATTTTGCCCGCTTCCAGATAGAGAAGAACTGCTTTTGGCAAACTTCGCAGTTTTTCGACAGGAGGTTTTTTCTCCTCTCCAAAAAGGTCTTTTGTCCATGCTGTCGGTGCCATTCCAATCCTTCCGGGCTGGAGTGCCATGCCTTAGCTGCTTCTCGTGCAGAAGGAAGCCAGGCCATGAGTTTGTCGCGGTATCCGGGCTCCTGTAACATCCGGTGCTGAATGTGTAATTTACTGTGCTTGGAACGCTCCACCAATTCCAGATTTTCGATTCGGTTATCTTGCCAATCCCCGTTCCGATGATGGACACACAATTTTGGAGCGATTGGGCCAAAGTGTTGAACCCAGATAACCCGATGTAGAAGTCTTTCTTCGATATTCTTTTGATCGGCTTGGTAATATCGACCCGTCGTTTGAAGGCGAAACTTTCGTCCTTCGTGAAGAATGCATTTAGGAGGTTCCATAGCCCAATTCTTTTGATAGACTCAATTTCATCAGTCAAAGACAATGAGTCTAATCTAACCCAACCCCTGTTCCAAGTGAAGATGCGATGGGATCCCTTCCCGACAAGTTCTCGACCATACGTATTCCTGATTGCCCACAGTTCTGAAGTTTCTGAAGAGATAACCTCCTCAATTGTTTGGTCCCCCATTGGAGTTGTGACCAAATCTCCAGCCCTAAGCCATTCGATCGGTTTGTCTCCATTTGGCGTGGAAATCACAGTTCCTGCCACAAAGCAGTCAGGGGATCGGCCCAGTCTAGCTTTCAACTCATCCTTGGTCTCGGCGACCTGTACCGTCCCCTGCGTCTTTTTCTTAGTAAAATAGCGGCGTGAATAGAGGTCGTCTGCCGTGAGCGGGTTCAGGTTGGATAGTCCGCCTAGGATGCCCTCTTCGCAGGATACACGGGCACGGAACCATAGCTCTGTGACGAATTTCTCATACACATCGCAGCACTTGTCTATGTCTTCGGTCGTCACTGGCCTCTCGGTCGCTGCACCGCCGTAGTCGATACCCTGAACGTCGCGGGACCACTCTTTTTGGAGGATGGCGAACACGCCACGGCCACCACCGGACCTGTCCATGATGAAGTTCTTGGGGGTAACACCCATCTGTTTACAGCGATCACGAACCCAGTAGGCGATTTGGAAGTCCTTGGGCGTCGGGTCGCCCGACTTGAACCTAAAATTCTCACTCTGGGTCCCGCTGATAGCATAACGCCCATCACGCAAAGCACCTTTGTCCCCAAAATGCATGGCGCAGGCATCGTGCTCAAAAGCGGGGTCAAGAGTGGCGACCGGCTCGGTGCGGAAATCGAAGATGATGGGTGGCTTGGCCTTCTCGATCACGCCAGACGGGAAAATGCGGTTTACCAGACCATCGGGCGGAAACCACCCACGAATCTGAGACCACCATTCGACCGAATCCTCGCCGTGGTTCTTCCGCGTCTCCTCCACGTCAGCCCGACTCAGGATGCCGGTGAAGATTTTCGTCCCTCCCCTCATGTTCGGGCTCTGCAATCCATCGAAATGCAGGCAAATCCCGCCCTTTTTCGTCACCCACGACAAATCCGTGTCCCGCACCGAACTCCACCCCCCCTCAGGCTCGCAGAAATCACCAAATTTGCTCACTTTCTCGACCGGATTGGCGAGCATGACGCAGCGGGCGTCCGGGGCGGACATCGGATTGCCCATCGCGTCGAAAATCACCGCATCAATGTCCTCGGCCTCGTCCAAAAACAGGCGGCGGCGCGGAGCGTGACCACCCTTGATACGACCTGCCGCATCCTGCGTGTGATTTACCGCCATGCCCTGGATTTGAAACTTCTCGCCGGACTCGTGTGACGCGCTTTCTGGGTAAACCCTCAGTTCATTCGTCGTGCTCCGAACTTGGTAAGCCTGCTGGACGGCAGAAGTCTCAATCGCCCGCAGCAGATCGCTCCACATACGGAGCCTCAGGCCCTCGAACGTCACCGTAGCGAACGAAGTCAGGGTCATGTAGGGGTTGGCGCAGTAGTCGAGCCACGCAATATGCGCTGACGTAAACGACTTGGACGCACGCCGATGGCCGATCACCGAAATCCACTTATACCGGCACCACGCCTGAATCAGCATTTCGACCCAATCCGACCACTCATAGTTGGGCCACATGATGTGGTAGGCATTCTTAAAGTGCTGCTCAGTCCCTAGCCCGCCATCCGCAGGACCATGCGCGGTACGGTAGCATTGCAGTTCGAGTGCAAGCTTGGGCGTTCCTTTGGGCACCTTCAGCCCATAGACTTCAACGAACTCGGCCACGGTTTATGGCTGTTCAGAATTAGCGATAGGAGCCCACTCGTAATCAACGCCCCATATTTCCTTCAGAAGCCAATTATCATCAGAAAGGCATCTTCCGATTGATCCCTTGATCCTCACAAAATATGGACCAGTTTTAGGTGCTGGTCCCGGTCGCCATTCAGAAGGACCAATGGCACAATTTACCGCAATAGATTGGATGTTCATCAGGCTACCGTCATTCGGGGTTTCTGTTTCGTTCAAGAGCCCGAGCAACCCGGCGCTGTTCAGTGGAAATCCCGTCCAACTGGCCACTTACCTTAATCATCAATTCCCTCGTCTCCGTCAGCTTCGCATCAATTACCGTCAGCTTTATCTCAGAACCCAAAATCCGCTGGCCGTTCGCCACAACAATCGTATCCCTTACCCGGTTGTCAGTCTTTAGATCGTAGTAAGAGGCCAACCCACAGAGAATCACGGTAATAATCGCCCAGAAATTGGTCGTGCTCATCGTCCACTTGATCTTGCTCAAATCAATCGGAGGGGTCGAATCACCTTCTCGGGTCCGATACTTCATTAACGAAGAAAAATTCATTCGCGAGGAATTTGCAAGATTAGCAGTCTACCGGAATTCCGGTAGCTTTACGCTGACATCGGCGGAGTCGGCAGGTTCGCGGGCGGGGACTTTATAGTTTCAGTCGTCGTTACTGTCGCAGACACGGGCTGACGCTCGCCCTTGAAGAACCCGGCGTGCATTCCCGCCGCAACTCCAACCGCCGCAACGCCTACGGCCCAGACCCAGCTTGGCATATCCGCCAGCTTCCACGCCGCGAAAAAAACTCCTGACGCCACGCCGCATAGCAAGGCCGGGGTCGGAAATTTCAAATAGAGCCATACCACTGCCCCTAACAGTGACGCCAAAGCCGCATACAAAAGCGGCTTCTTGCTCTGGATTTCTTGAGCCCTCATGGCCACCGACGTGTCCACGGTCCCGGAATTCGCATTCGTCGTCGTGTCGAACGCCAGAAATTCACTCGGCTTATCAAAACGGTAGGCCGTCACGCTGCTCGCCGGGATTGCAGGCCTATCCCCGAACGCCGCTTGGCCCTCAGTCCGTGTAACCGTAACTTCCGTTCCTGCCGGGATCACAAAACCCGACCTCGTCTCCTTCTGCTCAATCGTCGCCGCCTTGCCCACCATTTCCGGCGGTTTCACCACCGTATTCCCGACCTTGATGCTCGGCATCCGCGCCCCACCCAACCACCCAGGGACATGTGAACACCCGCACAAACCCAAGATCATCGCTATAGCCAACGCTCGTTTCATCGGCCCCCTTCTTTTCCGCCACTGAGTGTATCGCAAGCTTATACGCCCGCCAATTTCTGCTTCTTCTTCTCCTCGTACCTCATTCGCCCCAACAGGCTGTTCGTCTCACAGCACTCCACGCACAGCAGGCCATACGACCCATCCGGGTATTTCTTCGCCGGCTTGCAGCAGTCCCGGCACACATGCTTTTCCCTCCGCTCCGCGTACCTCACCGCAGTCCTGCTCTTCCCCGACTTCCCATTCGGACCACGCTTCAGCATCCCCGTCCCGCCACTCGGCTCAGGAAACTTCACCAGCCCCTCCGCCACCATCGCCTCCATGTCGATTCCCATGTAGTTCTTCATTCTTTAAAATTCGGGTTCGGCGCATACGTCCGCTGAAAATCCTCCGCCGACATCACAAAATTCCGTTTCGGGTGCCCGTACAGTTCCTGCACGAACCACCACCCGTCAGGCACCATCACCTTCTCCTTCCCCTTAGGGTTCACCGCCACGTGCAGCGTCCGGTTATTCCCGTCCTTCTCGCACGCCAGTCCGAATATCTTCGTGAATATCCCAGTCTCCGTAGCCTCGTACGAAAACTGCCTCGCCTCATATTCCGCCGTTCTATGGATGTAGCGTCCCATTTTTATCCCCCACCATGGGGCTCAGTCGGATCCCCATCCGTCAGCACCCAGTCCCCTACCTCGCTCTTCGTCAGCACACCCTCCCTCATCCCTACAAGCCTACTCTCCCCATCAAAGTCCCACCTCGGAGCGACCGTAATTCGCACCCGCACTCCCCCTCCCCCTCCCTCTCCCCCTCTCCCTGCCCCTGCCCCAATTTTCCTCTCCGGGTCGTAAATCATCATATATCCTCAAAACGTGATGAACCCGTGCCCTCCCAAGCTCAACAACACGTTCATCAAAAAAATCACCACCAACAAAATCATCACCACACGGATCACCGTCTTAAACGGCTCCGCTATCGGCAACTGTCCCAACCCCCACGTCACCACCCAAAAAATCAGCCCCCCCACCACCAACTGCAAAAGCAGAGTCCCCACCCCGCTTGCGCTTACCGTCCATGCCGCCATCGTAATCAAGGAGTTCATCTCCCCTTTCTCACCTCCCTTTCCCCTAAGTTCAATCCCCTTCTTCCTCTACTCCACTCATTCTCACCACCTTTTCGGCCCCTCACGCGTCTCGTTTTTGTGAGACGGGTAGTTTATGCTAAACGGGGGGGTGAATCCGGGGGTGGGGGATGCCGGCGGGGTGGTCAGGGCTTGCGGATTCGCTGCGTTGGTGTTCCCCCAACCATGCGCCCCTTGCTGGCTGCATCTGCCATGTTCTCGGAGTGTGTCCCGAGAAACAGGTGCTGGGGATTGCAGCACTTGCGGTTGTCGCAGTGGTGGCAAACGCAGAGTCCTTCTGGAATCGCGCCGTTGAACACTATCCACGCCATGCGGTGAGCCAGCGTCCCTTTCCCGTTCATTGACGTTCGCCCGTATCCGGCGATTTCAATCTGTTTCTGCCAGTGCCAGCATCCCGAGGGCATTTGCTGGACGTTACGC